ATTAAAGCTACTGTCATCGATCTTACTCTTTGCAAAATCAATGAGCACATCTTCTGTAGTAAGGTCGTCTACGTTCTCATAAGCCCACTCGAGAAGCTCATCAAGTGTCATAGCTTCAAACTCTTCTCTCGTCATTGTCGGCATCATAACTAAGTTCCTCCTTAATATTGAGTAGTAGCCCTTAGGCCACTACTCTTCTCTTAGGTCTATACCACATACCATTGATAACAGCGTCGTGGCAAAGCTTATCAACTGCTTCTTTAGTTTCGCAGGCTTCAAGGTTTTCTGTAAAACGTCTCTTTGCGTCTGCCTCAATAAAAGCAGGCATAATCATTACTTTGACCATACGGATCATTTCTTCAGTAGACACGCTCGGCTCATTAAGCATAAGCTTAATATTATTGCAGTTCTCTCTGAGCTCTTTCGAATAGCAACCTTTAACTTTAGTAAGGTTCATAACAATTTCCTCTTTCGTATAATATGTATTTTTTTGTAAGTCTGTTTCCTCCGACTTACATTTATATTATAACATGTTTTCGCCCATTTGTAAACTGACGAAATAGACAAAGTTTCGGAAATTTATAAACGAAATCCTGTCTATTTCGCCAGCAGGCTAAAATTATTAACGAACGGAAGCAGTGAGCTTCTTCAAAAGCTCCTGCTTTGCTTTTTCCTTTGCACCGTACTCATTGAGGGCTTCCACTGCGAAATCAAAGTCAACACCGGCGTAGGAAAGGGTTACAGTGTAAGGTCTATAAGAAGCATAGTGATATTTACCGGTGTTTCTGCCCTTAAGAAGCTCATAAAGCTCATAGCAATCACCGACAGTCACATTGCCGTGCATATAATAAGGAGATACACTACAACTGCGGTCCCATATCAGTCCGTTGTTTCCGCCGTCGTCAATCTCGATCTTGATGATCTGCTTAATCTTATTAGCGAAGAAGCTAACGACGTCCGGACATACGTAGTGGGTGTCCTCAAGATAAATATAGCCGTTCGCGTCAGTGCCGTAGTCCAGACTCTTCCAGTACTTTTCCATAGAGCGGGTGTTTTCCCAGATGCCGTCGCTCATCTGTCCGATGACAGAGCTAAGGATGTTAAGTCTCTTGTCGGTTGCAGGGATAGTAGTTGTAATTCTCATTTGTAGTTCCTCCAAAAATTAGTTTGTTCAATCAACTTACATATATATTATAACATGAAATTGTCCAAAAGTAAACTGACAAAACCAACGAAATTTAAAAAATTTTTATAAGTTTTCCTATGCAATCCGTATAAAATAAAAAGAGCCCTGAAATTAAGGCTCTTTAAATTACTGTATTTTATTTAAATTTCATCAGACTCAGCAGCAGGTTTCTCAGATACTTCACTATTGGGTGTTACATAGAAAGTAATATAACAAGTACAAGCAACAGTAAGAGTACCATCAACTTCTACATAAGGATGAGAGTCGTGTCCATAATAACCGAAATATTCGTAATCTCCGATACCGCTATCTTCATAGCTAATATCATCTATCTCAGTATCAATAGTATCATTTTCATCAGCATCATCAAGCTCAAGCTGAACAGTGTAACCCTCAATTGTGGCTTCTTTAGTTTTAAAAGCATCTTCAACGTCAGTCGTGAGGCTGTTGGCGTATTCTATATCGCCATCTGCCGAATAAGCATCGTCCTCATCAGCAGCTGTCCAAGACGCTGCACGCGTAACCTCAATATCACCTGCGTGAGTAACTTCGATAGCAAGGTCGCCAGACATTTCATCTGCTTCTACCTTAGTAATCTCGAAGTCTACTTCATCAGTAAAGATATGTTCCGAGTTAATTGTTTTTATTAGCGCATCGGCAAAAGCTCTTTGCTCTTGTACAGAAACCTCAGCAAAATTTTCTATAGTTGACATAAGTATGTTCTCCTTAATTTTATAAAATGGGTAAACTTAATACCTAAATAATTTAGCATTAAATTTACCCGTTAATTTTTATTAGAAGTCGGGGGTAAGCTTATCAGTTCTGAAGTCTTTGAATACCGGGAAGCGAAGACTCTTGCCGCCATCTGCGTTAGTAGTTTCCTCAAAGTACTGAATCTCAACTATCTTACCAATGAAGTCAGAAGGCTCAAGCCAGATGAGTGCACGAAGTTCATCAGAGAAACCGGAACCGACTTTAACGATATTACCGTTCTTATATCTTACGTGAATAGCTCCGAGAGTACCGGCAAGTCTTCCTGATCCCTCTTCGTATCCGACTATCTCGAGGTCGAGAGTATTCATCTTCTTTACCTTCATAAGCGACCAGGTTCTGCCGAACTCATAAGGAGCATCGCAGATGTTGATCATGACTCCCTCTTCCTGATTAGCGATTGCTTCATCGAGGAATTCAAGTACCTTAGTAGTATCCGTTCCTCTGTAAAGCTCCGGAAGAACTTCGAAGTAAATCAAAGCTTTTCGAGCAACAAGTGTATTAAGCAAAGCTCTTCTCTCGATGTAGTCGTGAGTAGACTTTTGAGCCTTCCACTCATCGATATACATCGCATCGAAGCACTTCATCTTGAGTCCATGCTTCTCTCCATCAGAACGCGTGATCTTCATCGCTCTCTTGTAAGCTTCCTTAGAAGGGATACCACGATCCTCGAAGATAGTGATCTCTCCGTCAAGGACAGTTCCGTCCGGCATGTTCTCCTGCATTTCCCTCTCGAGATCTACGAGGCCCTCATACAACTGACCTGCTCGAGTGAAAAACGAAACTTGACCATTTTCCTTTATGGCGATAATACGACCGCCGTCGATCTTCGTAGTGAGAGCAAAATACTTACCCTCAAGCTTCTCAGGCTTATCGAAGTACTTCTGAGCGAGCTGTACGTCGAAAGTAGGAATAAGTCCTGGAATTACAGAGTTAATTGACTTAGCATCGCACCCGATACTGAGATCCTTGCAGATAAGCTTCTCAAGAAGGTCTGCAGACTCTCTGTCGCAAGCCGCTACGCCGTCAAGGAAGTCCTGACACAGACCTACTATCTGATCAGTGCCGGTATTGTACTGCGTAAGGTAGGTGAAAAGCTCAAAGATGGAGTGGATGCCTATAATGGAAGTTGCCGGAACCGACTTATGAAGTTTCTTAGTCGAAATACCGTAGACTGCATAAGGATCAAAGGCAATCTTAAGGTATCTATGTACTACAGAGTCGTCCTTATACTTCTCAAGCACTCCCTGCTTAAACTTTCTTGAATTATTTGCGCTGATCTCCTTAACAAAATCTTTGAAGTGAAAAAGTGTTTTCATCTTAGGTATTCCTCCTTACTTACCTTCTGCGACGATATAACCGAAACGAGAAGCAACTACCATAGGAACACCATCAACTGAGATAGCATGAAGTTCCCAAGACCAGTTAGCATCCTTAGGCGTATAGAACCCAAGGAAAGCACTTCTCATCGCTCTGATGTTTGCTTTGTCAAGAGAAGCAGGCGTCAGAGCGATTGCATTAGTGATGTCAGCTTTTGTAATTTTCATAGTAATAACCTCCAGTGTTTCTTACACATATATTATAACACATAAATATGAACCAGATATTATTAAATTATGAACAGATTGTAAACGTTAAATAATCGAATACTTCTGGAACATTTCTTTAATAGACTTATACCAGTAAGTCGGCTCAGTGTCTTCTTTATTCTGGAGGAAAGTAATACTTCTGGCAGTTCTGAGAACATCGGGAATAAAGGCATCAGGCTTGTACTTGCTCAGCTCCTGAAGCATATAAGTAAGATACTTCTGAAGTTGCTCCCACTCCCACTTAGAGAACTTAGTAGCTGCTTCAACTGCATGATCACCCATCAAGGTTTCAAGCTCGCTCATTTCCAGAATAAGCTTATTCTGAATTCTAATGCACTTAGCAAGAAGCTCACACTCAGAAGGATACTCGATAGAAGCTTCTGCTGCCTGATATTCTTTCTCGTACTGAACACAAGCTCGGAAGAAATCCTGAAGCATCTCATCAGTCAGACTGGCAACAGAGATTCCGTTATAGCTCCAAGTAGCTGCCTGATAATTAGGAAGCTTAGAATAAACTTCATAAGGAAGCTGACCAGAGACATGAGCGGAAAGATAAGCCTGACCGTCTGCGACGAGCTTCGAGATGTGGCTATTAGTATCAGAGAAACGATAGCAAGTAAATCTGTTGCCGTCGTCGGAGAAATCCTCCTCAGGGAATCTGATGAAACCGTACTTTACAAGATTAATTCTAGTCATTTTGTTTTTCCTCCAACTTAAATAATTTGATATTTCTTAATATACAGACTCAGCTTCTACTTTACAAATTTCAGCAGGGAAAGACTGTCCGTTGCCGTACAAGCAATCAGTGTCAGGCTTGTAGAGCCAGTCCACATCACAGACATAGAAAGCAGAGAGTCCGTTCTTAGGTTCGATTTTCATAGTGCCGTGAAATGCTTTATAACCTTCAACCTTAATCATAATAACTTCCTCCTTAGAATATTTCAATTTCGTGATTATCTGCTTTTGCTCTTACTACCGAGAGCTCCCTCTCAACCTCAGCCTTCATATCAGGATCATCAGTATCGAGGTCATAGACTACAAGGTCTACGTCGCCATCTCCATAAGCTTCCCAGATAACTCCATTCTTAAGAACGACGTGTACAGTGTTTTTCATTTTTAATTTCCTCCAAAGTATGTTTGATTTACTTACATATATATTATAACATATTTTAGGCAAAAAGTAAACCGACAAAACAAACGAAATTTAAAAAATTTTTTCGTATTATTCTGTCGGTTTTGCACAGTTAACCTCTTTTATTATAATAGGAAGAAATTTTTGCGAAAGACTCTGCTGACTTAATCAGTCCGTGAGCCTGCTCGCCGGTATAAGAAGTCCACTCAATGCCAAGGTACTCCTTACCGGTGATCATCTTATTCCTAAGATTATCAGCAGAAAGGTTAGACTTAAAGAGAGTAGTCATCAGAGAAAGGAAGTAATCGAACTGCTTCAGGTCTACGATAATATGTCTACCCATAAGATCGAAAGGAAGAAGAGCATTTCGCTTTGTCTGATCGTAATCCGCGACTGAAGCGTCGTCTACTACAGGATCGCCAACCCCAGAAGTCAGGATAAGGTCCCCGAGACCGAGCAGCTTAAACTGAGTTTCTACCGGAATCTTAGGAAGATTGAAAATACTATCAAGTCCTTTGTTAATCGCTTTGATAGTTGGGCGATACTGCTGGTACTCTTGAATAGCATAAGTAAACTGCATCATCTGTGGGGGAAGAAGATGTCCCATGCCGATAATGTGATAGAGATCAACCATGACTATCTTAGTCATAATCTCTTCTTCTGCTGCACAAAAGCTTTTAAGGTCAGCAGCTCTCACCAAAGAAAGTTGGCTGAGATCATCTGTGGTGTGTATATCACCGAGATGAAGCTCGCAGAGTCTTATGCGATCCGCGAGCGCATCCATGATTTTCTGAAATTCTTCTTTTTTCATATTAGTCGCAGAAGCAGTAGCTTACTTTCTCCTTAAAGATCTGAGAACGCTTCGCTGCCTTCTTATCAGCAAGTTCTTCTACGGTAAACCAACCGTCGCGTACTCTTCTGACCTGCTGGGCATTGAGTCGGATCATCTTCATTGCCTTCGCGTCAGAAGTGAGTCTTTCGAATATGTAGTAGTAATTCCGGTGTCCGGGGGTAAGGTTTCTTACCCTTCTTCCGTTCACTTTCTTTTTCTTATACGCGCCGGTAATAGACGCTACGCCAACGTGTGTGCACTTCCAGTCTCCAGAAGTAAGTCCGTAAAATTCTGATCTTATCATTTGTAAATGTGTCCTCCGTACTATTTGTTAATTGTTAATTAGCCTGCACCAACACAGACATCAAGTTTAATTTTTGTTTTGAGCACCTTATAGCTCATAATCTCACCAACGTCAAGTTGCTCGCCGTCGATGTAGAGTTTCCAGTATTCCCACTGATGTACGTAGTCAAGAGTGGAATAATGAGTCTCGCCGACAACTTTCCAAATTTCGAACTTCTTCAGAGAGTCGAACTTATGCTGAGTAGGTTCGTACTCTATTCTCTTACCGTGAGAGTCCCAGAAGTTCGTGCACTCTACTTTCGAAGTATAACCTTCGTAGAGAAGCTCGCGGTGCAGATCACGAGAAGTAATTCCGGTAATAGTCGGCATAATTAGTCCTCCTCAAACAGTTTAAGAATAGCTTCAGGATACTTTGCCATCCTGCGATACATCTCTGCCATCTTAGCCGCATGCTCCGCATTTTCTTCATGCATTTGAGCAGTCTCAGCATCGGGCGAACCCTTCGCCCAAAGTCTTTCGTTACTCGCTGCACCGTCATACTGCTCAGCAAGTTCTTCAAAGTCCTGCACGATCTGAATTTTAGTAAGTTCGTTATCCATTTTTAAATCCTCCGTTTGTTTCTTACGTATATATTATAACGTATAAATACTAACAGGATGTTACGAAATTATTACGAAATTGTAAATAATTAAATTACATTGTTTTCAGAACGTAAAGACGAGAAAGGTACTCCTGAACCTCAGCTACCTTAGTATTCCAGTCGGTCTTCGCTCTATTGATTGCTTCTTCTTTAGAGCGATAGATGTCATCAGTATCCTCTGCTTTAAGTAGCTTACAGCACTGGCACTCATAGCGATAAAGGTAGTGCCCGGGGTAACCACCTCCATTAGGTCGTCTAAGGTCTGTGGTAATTCTTTCAGGTGCTTCTCCGCAAATAGGGCAAGGCTTTATCGAAATATATTCTTCTCTTTTTCTGGGTGGCATAAGTAGGTCCTCCTTAAAATACGTCATTAGAAACACCGGTGCAAATCTTTTGCTCAGGAAGTTTAGTCGCAGCTGTCTGAGTAAACTTTCCGGGGTTGTAGATTCTATTGATTGCCCAAGTAGCATCCTTATAGCTGTTAGTAGTAGCAATCTCGATAATCTTAAGTCGCAGAGCTTTATCTGTAGTATATCCGGTAATAGTCTTCTCGAATACCTGCACTACCGCTTTAGTAAACTTACAGTTCTGTGCGTCGATCATTCCATCGATCCAGCGTTCATAAGCTGCTCGAAGTTCGAGGTCATCTTCTAAGATAGCTTTCTTCATAGTCGCTTTGATCCCGGCGACCTTTGCAGCTCTATCATCTGCTGTCTTTCTACCAGACTTCTTAAGCTTCGTAGTATCCTCATCTGTGATTACCGCAACCATTCCGTTTACTGCGATAGCAATCTTATTAGGGTCTTCCGGTTCCTTAAGAAGCACTCCGAGACTCAGAAGCTTTTCATCACACTTAAGCTGCTTAGCAACCGAGAGAGTGGTCTCCCTCTCCACATAGTCTCTATCGAGCGGGAAGAAGCCTTTCTCATCCATGGTCTGCTTCTTTACTACCTGTTTAAGAATACTCTGAAGTTCTGCCCAGTAAGCTGCGACCTCAAAGCCGGCAAGTCTTACAAGTCTTTTATTTAATCTTAGTTCGTCAAATAGATCAAGATACAATTTTGAAATCCTCCGAATTTCATTTTCTAAATATATTATACAATAAGAAGGGACCGGTTATGGGCCAGCCCCTAAAAATTTTATACATAAGATACCTTAAGCTCGGCAATACAATTTTTCAGGTACTTATAAAGCTTCTGATTATTAGCTTTATCTATTACATCAAAAACGGCATTAAGCTTTTCATCAGAGATAGTGTAACGCGACTTAAAAGACTTCTTATAAGAAGCAGGAAGCTTACTTACTATCTGAACCAGCTTATAGGGCCAGAACTCAGAACTGTGTTCGGTATATCTGTAAGTCTCGCCGTCAGCGTTTGTAGTCTTTATAGTTTTCTTAAAATGCTTTTGCACATCATTAAAAGCTATGTTGTCAATCAGGATTGCTTCGATGATCTTATTACGGTTTATGTAGCTCTGCACGAGCGTAATAGCATCGTCAGTGCTAGAATCATAGCAGCTATCTTCATCCTCAAGCATATCACCGAGAGTCTTTGCCTCATCATCAGAATCACCGCAGATAGGCGTATCCAAACTCGTACAAAAGTTTACTGCCTTCTTCTTATCAAGTCTGAGGTCATAATACTTCTGAAGCTTTATGGTCTCGATGCACTTATTTATGCACTGTTGAGCATTAAGCTTCTTAGTTGTATCTCTCCAGCCTCGGTACTTACAAGCGTACTCGATTGCCTCGTAGAGCCACCAGAAGAAATCTTCGTACTCAAGGCAGGGTGCTACAGTATTCGCTCTATACATCTTATCAATAGTGTACCAGAAACGAAGTATAAGTGCCGAGATATAAATATCTTTAAGCGTTTCATTGTTAGTATCACAGGCATCGCAGTAAGCGTCGGCAAGTTCGTCGATAGTATAAGTCTCGTAAGGTTGGCTAAGTTTTCTTGCATAATCTATCAGGTCTCTTTTTGTTTCTTGTAGCATAGCAAGTATATCTCCTGTCAAATTTTTATCTAGTCGTAGTTTAAGTTAATATGTAAATTAAATCCGTTCAAGCTTTACTTTCATTTCATCATCGCAGGCAAGTCGATAACCTGTATCTGTTCTGTCAGCAAGTCTCTGAAAAGCTTCAGCAAGGCTTTGCAGTTGGTAAATTTCAGAAACGTCTACTTCGCCTGCGTCAGTCATTTCAAGTTCGCTGAAGCCGAGGTATACAAGGTCCTCAGCATAAGTATCATTGAAATCTTCTACCGACTTTTCCATCTCAACAACTTCGAACTTAAGTTGAGAAAGCTCATCTACATAAGCTCTAAGGTCATCACAGAGTCTATCGAAGTCTCTTACAAGCTTAGTGAACATCTGAAGCTCAAAACGATTTTCTTTTACTGTATATCCGTAATAACGACACCATTCTTTATATTGAGAATAATCATCATTATCAGTTATAGAGCAAGGAAGAACATCACCACGGTTATCTGCATTATAAAGAACAAGATAACCGCCGCTTCTTCCGTTGAAGCCGACGACATAACCGGGATGCTCCCTCTCCCAATCTTTGATCATCCAGTTAAGGGTATCATACTCTCCGTTGTCAAGAAGACTAAGAGCAGTCCAGCAGTCTCCGCTGAGGTTGAGTCTATGTACCTTTACGTTGTTTGCAATAGAATAAACTCCGTTCCAAGAGTTCATAGTTGCATAACGGAAGTGGTCCTTAAGAAAATTGAACATCTGCTTATCGTTTGTAATATCAATGCCGGTCTGGTAAAACATTATGTATTCCTCCTAAATTACTGTTCAGAAATAGTGATATAAAGTTCGTTAGTTATGTCCGCGAAGTCGTAATCAATCTCGAAGTACTCTTCAGCTTCAGAGCCATATACTCGGGTACGAGACTTGTTGTACTCAAGCTCTTCAGGGTCGTCAGACTGAACAACCTCGTCATAGCAAACATCCTTACACTCTACAAGACCTTTGAGAGCGTCAGACTTAGAAGTATAAACTCCATGAACTCCGCAAAAAGCCTTAGAGTTTCCATCATCGTCCTGTCCAGCAGAGCCCCAACAAACAATATAAAGTTTTTCCATATTCTTTTCCTCCGAAATATGTATTGTGTTTTTCTTACATATATTATTATATCACAAAAAGGCCGATTTGTAAACTGACAAAACAACCGAAGTTTTCGAAATTATTTTAATTATTTTTATGTAGTGTGCACAGGAGAAAGCTGCGTATTCAGGGGACAAGTTACATAAGGATTTGCTAGTGTCTTCTCCCGTGCACTGTTGGGCTGTGTATTTGGAACACTCTCTTATTATATATTAAATGAAGAGTTTTGTAAATGCTTAACCTATGAATTCGAGATGGTAATAATCACCATCTTTGTATTCTACCTTAGAGAATATTTTGTAGGTAAGTACAAAAGACTCTGGTTCATCAATGAACTTAATCTTTACGTAATCGTTCTTATTGAAATCCTTAAGAAGCTTACAACTTACTTTAAGTGTGTTGTCATCTTCAAGAACTACGTAGTCAGAGTTGGTCAGCTCAACTACTGGATTGGCGTCTTCTTCGGAACCGTACTCTCTATCGATCCAGAGTTCTCTCTGATAAACAGAACCGAGATTTATAGTACCCTCATCTTCAGGGTCTTCTACTACAGTTTCTACTTCTATAGAGAAATAGACAGTCTCTTCATCAGGCTCCTCATAACCGGCTTCGCGCAGAGATTTGAAAGAAACTTTCTCAGCACAAGCGATTGCTGCATCCGGATCATCGAACTCACCTACAAGAATCTCAGCGTCGGTCATCTCTTCAGCACAGGTATAGCCGAGAGCCCAGACTTCGTAAGTTACCTTAGTGTCTTCAGGAATATCCTCAATGTCCTCTACGATGTTCTCCATAAGTTCTTCGTTCTCAAAAAGTTCCTTAATGTTCATTTTATTATCCTCCAAAAGTATTTAAATTAGTTAACTGCAAGTCCAATACCCGATGCTCTCGAGTTCCAAACAAACATCAGAACTCGCTGTCCGACTGAAGATGATACTCTCGACCGACCCTGAAGCATTTTGATAATGTCGGCCTGAAGTTTCTTAGAGCCTTTAGTAAACATATTATTCTTTTCCATCTCAGCTTCGACGATAGACATTATCTGAAGTCCGTCGCCAGACATACAAGCAGACTCAAAGTCAGGGTTGTTAGAAACGTGGGTTGCGAGAAGGTGGTCTTCTACTTTCTTCTGGGTTTCAGGTGTGTACATGTTAGTTCCTCCAAAATTTAATTTAAGTAATTAGTTTGTTCATTGAACTTACTATATTTATTATAACATGTTTTATTATATAATGTGCTAACAAATTGTAAACAAATTATTGATATTTATTTAATTCGTTGCCAGCCGCACATATCACAATAATAGAGTCTCTGACTTACGCCAGTATCAATCTCGATAATATCACTCATCGAGAGGGAATGTCCGTTAAAGTCTTTCGGGCGACACATATTAAATAGATAGAAGATAACCTCGCAAATTTCGGTAGCTGTCTTCGTGTCATCGGTGAACTCGCCTTCGTAGCGGCACTCATAATCTGAGAAGTTAAACTTCTTAGGATCCCAGCCACGGAAAGCGTAGTCTGTATTTGCTATGTCCTTAATCTGATGAATCTTATATGTAATCACAGTTAATCCTCCAAGTAGTTTTTCTTATATTTGGGTTTGCGGTATCTGCGGTCATCAAAGACCTGAGCCTTATTTCTAAGTCTCGAATATTTTCTGTCCGGGTTAGGAACAGACATAATATCAACATTAACAGTAATGATATTATCAGGTTTCTTCATTTTAATTATATGTGTCTTCTGTTTCATTGGCCTTATCCTCCTCAGCTATCCAAGCCATTACGTACATCTAAACAAATATAGTTAGGCGATTCACTGGTCAGAAGCTCATTAAGCCACTCGATTCCATCATCAGAGAGCTCAGCTTCAACAAGTCTACAGATTAGACTGTAATCTGCATCTGAGATATTCATCAGGCTGGCCAAATAAATATTAGATACATCATCAGGCTCACGGTCAAAGAACTCCTGAACTTTGTTGTGAAAAGTTATCTGAGCCACAGACGAATGCTGACCCACCCAGTGAATAAGAAAGTTTTCACCGCTGTCGTAATCCTCATAGATAATAAAACAAGTTTTCATTTTAAATTTCTCCTTAGGTTTCTTACATTTATATTATAACATATTTTATTAAATTTGTAAACTGACAAAACTACCAAAGATAAAGAAAAAATCCTAACATTTTCTGTTAGGATTTAATAATAAACATCTTTTTATATAAAGTACATATATTTATGGTGCCTTCTTCATTATCATCAATAACTGTCTCAACCTCAAGGGCGACAGCATTAAACTCAGTAAGGTCAGCTTCAAGTAGAATCCGCCTGAGTTCCTGTGGTGCTTCAGTCTTCGCATACTCTATAGCATCTTCAGGGTCTGTAAAAACTCTAAGTAAGAAAGTATTATCAGTTACTCTTCTATTATAGTATCCAATAGCCCACACTTCATAACACAATGGAGCATCCTCCGGTAGAATCTCTAACATTCTATGTACTGACCTTTGTTCTTCCTTAGTTAATAAGTCCTTTACTATACTCATAATGCTGCCTCCTAATGAATTATTAAGTTGATAAGTTAATAATAACATAGTTGGTAATATTTGTAAATAGCCTAATAATAAAAAATAACGTTTGTTAAATTAAACAAAATGTCGGATTTTGTCAATTGTAGCAAACGTTATGTCTTTTTATTCATATAATGTTATATTATCATTTTTAAGGGAAGTCTGAACATCTATAACTCTTTGGTTCGAAGAGCCGCGATACTTTAGCCTGAGGTCCTTAAGCTCTTCTACAAACTTACCATCTACGACTACATCAACCCCGGATCCAATAATGTCATCAGCTACTTCTTCCCAAAGATAGCCGGTCCAGATCCAGACAGTTTTATTGGGATACACTTCCTTAAACTTCTTTACTAGGTCTAGAACGTCTGTTCTGTTTCTAGGATGTAGTGGTTCACCACCTAGGATACTCAGTCCGCTAATGTGATCTGGCTTAGCGAGTTCTAGAAGAAGGTCCATGGTTTGATCCGTGAACTCCTTACCACCTTCAAAGTCTCTAGCGACTGTGTTAAAGCAGCCCGGGCAGTTGAAGGTGCATCCCTGAACAAACAGGGATACCCTACAGCCAGGTCCGTTAGCAATGTCCAATTGTCTAATTACATTGTAGTTCATTCGCAACCACACTCATGACAATCTAGGTGAACATAGCGGTCTCTAATCTCTGCGGTTCTTCCTTGATTAAAGTTTTGTGCAGAAATATAGCCACAGACTCTACGCGCAATATTCATACGGTCTCTATCTGTATTTCCACAGTTAGGGCACTTCCAGATAAGCTTACCAGATTCATCTTCTTCGATAAGAATTTCTCGATCCCAGCCGCACTCATGACAGTAATCTGACTTAGTATTAATCTCAGCGTACATGATATGATCGTAGATATACTGGATAATAGTCAGAGCCGCTTCGAGATTATTCTCAAGATTAGCACTTTCGATGTAGCTGATTGCACCGCCTTTAGAAAGTCTCTGGAACTTAGCTTCTACCTCAAGCTTCTTAAACGGATCAATAGGAGTTTCTACATGAACATGATAACTGTTGGTGACATAGTTGCGATCCGAAACTCCGGGGATTTCGCCCCAGCGCTTCTGCAAGCATCTAGCGAACTTATAAGTAGTACTCTCGAGAGGGGTACCGTAGATTCCGAATCCAAGATTAAGTTCTTCATTCCACTCATCACACTTCTCATTCATATGTCTGAGGATCTCTAGTCCGAGTTCCTGACCTTCCTCAGAAAGCAGGTCCTTACCGGTCAGTTCTTTAACGCATTCCCAAAGTCCGGCATATCCGAGTGAGATAGTAGAGTATCCACCAGTAAGAAGCTTATCAATTGTCTCACCTTTCTTAAGTCGAGCGATAGCACCATGCTGCCAGAGTACTGGAGCAACATCACTGATAGTACCTTTGAGTCTTTCATAGCGGCAAAGCAAGGCTTTATGACAGAGTTCAAGTACTTCATCAAATGTCTTCCAGAAGCTATCCATGTCTTTAGAATAGTTTTCGCCGGTTGCCGAGCAAGCTACATCTACTAAGTTAACAGTAACTACTCCCTTATTAAATCTACCCCAATACTTTGCTTTTCCATTCTCGTCATACCAAGGAGACAGGCAGCTTCTACAACCCATAGGTGCGAAGCAGGAACCTTCCTTAAGTTCCTTCATGATCTTCTCACTAATATAGTCAGGAACAAGTCGCTTAGCTGAGCATTTAGCAGCAAGCTTCGTAAGATACCAGTAGTCAGTTCCCTCTCGTATGTTATCTTCTTCTAGAACATAGATGAGTTTCGGGAAAGCCGGTGTGATCCAAACACCTTTCTCATTCTTAACTCCCTCATATCTCTGAAGAAGAACTTCCTCGATGATCATCGCCAGGTCTTTTTTAGTCTGCTCGTCTTCTACTTCGTTGAGGTACATAAACACGGTAATGAAAGGTGCCTGGCCATTAGTAGTGAGTAGGGTATTGACCTGATACTGGATCGTCTGTACTCCACGCTTTACTTCTGCGCGAACTCGCTTTTCTGTAATGTCAGCTGCCAACAGAGTTCGGCTATACTGATCCAAAGATTTAAGCTCTTCTTCAACCTCAGCTCTGATCTTCTTACGGCTAATGTCTACAAAAGGTGCCAGGTGGGAGAGGGTGATTGACTGACCACCATACTGATTACTACTTACCTGCGCAACTATCTGTGTAGCTACATTACACGCAGTAGAAAAACTATGTGGCTTCTCAATAAGAGTACCGCTGATTACAGTACCGTTCTGAAGCATGTCATCTAGGGCAACTAGATCGCAGTTATGTAGTCTCTGCGCGAAGTAGTCCATGTCATGGAAATGAATTGTACCTTCGTCATGTGCCTTCACTACATCTTTAGGTAGAAGAAGTCTGCGTGTAAGGTCCTTAGATACTTCTCCTGCCATGTAGTCTCTCTGTGTAGAGTTAATTACCGGATTCTTATTTGCATTCTCCTGCTTAAGTTCCTCATTGCTAAGATTAATTAAGCTGAGAATCGAATCATCGGTAGTATTAGATTTTCTTACTAACTCTTTATTATGTCTGTATTTAATAAATGCGCGAACGAGATTGTTATAATTTCGGAAGATAAGTTCGTCTTCAATTAGGTCGTTAATATCTTCGACCTTTATTGCGCGCTTATATACACTACACTTCTCTTCTACGATATCTGCAAGCTGATCAATCTTTCTTCTGCTGATCTGCTTTGATTTAATGACTTCCTGATTAGCATGTGAAATTGCTTCGATAATCTTCATCTTATCGAACTCAACTTCTCTGCCATCACGCTTAATAACTCTTTGCATAACTAATACCTTTCCTCAATTTTTATGTCTAAGAGCCTTCTGCTCTGTAATTAATTTAGCTGATTCTAAGGCTAATTTCTGCCTATAAAAGGAGTGGGACGACGAGTTTTACCTCATCGCCCCCGATGCCAATGACACATCATCTACTCGCACTCACCCTACTATATTATACGATATTAAGCGTGTATTTTTTGATGATATGAAAAATAAATTCCCAAGCCGTCAGCATACAAATAATACTTTTCTGAACTATTCGTTTCTGTCACTATAAAGTTTTTATATTTAAAATCCTTAAAATAAATGGCTCCAACGGGTTTTTTGTTTATATCAAGCAGTTCGATTATCGGTGGATTATCAGATTCAGCCAAAGCATGAAATAAACTGGTTAGTGGGTGTTCCATATATCTCGTGTACCTCCTAAAAAAGAAAACCAAAAATGTCCGTGACCAAGATACTCATCGTATTCATCTAACATTCGCTTTAGAGTATCCAAGTCCCTCTCGTAGAAAGCTATAACATCTTGGAGTTGGGAGTAAGCAAGGAGTTTAGTAAAGTCCGTCGACCCGGTCGACACTTCTTTACAGTAAGTTTTAAAAAGATTAGCTGCTGCTTTCGTTAACATCTTAATAACTAACTTAGTGGATCTATAATCCTTCCAATAACTTATAAAATCATGCCAGGTAGTGATTAACTGAAATTGGATCAATTTCCCTTCTTCTGCATACTCTAATATTTTTAATAAAAGTTCTTGTGCTTCTTTATCTTGCATTTTTAGCTATTCCTTATAATAATTAAAATAAAAGCGCTGGACGGGAGGAAACATCCAGCGCAACGAACAAAGGAGGAAACTTGTATAAGAGTTTTCTCTTATATTATATTATACGATAAATAATTTGAAATTTCTCAAATTGTCTCAATAATTTTTATGCAAATTAATTATACCAACCAAACAGCACGTTAAAGATGCTGTCAGCAAGCTTAGAAACATCTGCTGCAGGCTGGGCCTTAGCATTAGAGTTTACCTGGCTGCTGATAGTAGTCTCAAAGTCGCCATCCCTAAGAGTCATGTGATAATTCTCATACTTTGCCTGAAAAGCCTTGAGAGCTTCATCGAAAGCAGCCTCTGCATCAGCGAGCTTGTTAGCAATGTCTTTCTTGCCAAGCTCATAAGCTTTCTTAAGATTCTCAAGAGCTTCAGCATATTCCTTAGTAAGCTGAGTAAGATCTTCCTTATAAACCTTACGTGCAGCATTGAGTGACTTAAAAGCATCTTCTACTTTCTTAGCATCAGCTTTCTTCTGAGCAGCTGCATCTTCCTTAGCCTTTCGTGCTTCACAGTACTCGGCTTCGGCAGCAGTGAGCTCTTCAATAGAATCAAAAGGTTTCTGAAGTACTCTCGAGTAGTAAGAATAGGTCTGCTCGCCACTTTTTTCAATAGTTACGTTGTTCTTTTTCATTTTAAATACCAATCCTTTTTGTTATTTTTTATATTAAGCCGGACAGCAGTCCTCTCAACTATCCGACTTTATATTATACGATAAAAATTAATTAAATCCGCATTCTATGCAAATTCCGGTTTCAATATCAAAGGTTTCTTTTCCACACTCGGGACAGAACTTTAGGTGAGAATCTGAAACTTCTGGAGTTTCGGCAGGATAACCACCATCATACTCATTACCGAGATCATGAACCTCTTCTACTTCTTCATCAAGGAAATCCCAATAATTTCCTTCTCTGAAAGTAAGAGTCTCACCTCTAGACTTTATAGCCATCTCACATCTACTACAAAGCCAACCGAGATCTACTTCCTTACGACACTCACTCTTATCAAAAAGGTCATTACACCAGGTACACTCAACTGTATCCTCATTCTCTTCCATCTCTTCTACTAGCTGCTCGATAGTCATTCCTTCTGGAATCGGCTTTTTAGCGCACTCAGCAATCTTAAAGTCATCACCAAGTTCAGCTCTATATTCTCTGAGCTTATCAAGAAGGTTAGAGTCGTCAGCATCGTTCTCGTCTATAAACTTACGAAGGTCTGCACCTGTAATTATACCAATTTCGCGGCAGAGCTTAAAGAACTCTTCTTGATCTGCTTTATTCTTAAATGAAAATCTCGTAGGTGCAACTTCTTCTACAAGTCCGTTACTAAAGTAGAATTCATCATCATCGAACTCAGAATCATCTGTATACTTCCCAAAGTCACCTTTATTAAAAACAGATACTGCGGGTTCTGCTTCAGTTTCCTTACCTACAGCATCTTCCCAAGACCAAACTGTTCCAAGATCACAAGAGTCAGTACACTCGCCAAAATCATTTCTATTAACCTCAATTTGATTAATAACAGGCTTCTGGTTCATGCAGCCCATAGCAAATGCCTTAGCTTCGTCAAAGAAGTCGAAGGGCTCATCCTCACAGTTAGGGCACTTTACAAAATAAATATATGTTACCATTTATATTCTCCTTAAAGATTAATCACATAATTTAGCAAATTGAAATTACTTAAATTTCGTCAAGTAACCCAGACTTTCTTAACAACTTCTCCGATTCTGAAATTAGCGCAATCTCGTTTACTTCGCCGGCAACTAAGAAGATTTTAAGTATCCTACCTTTGTAGCAGAGTCTGATATCCCGGAAATCTCCATTATGAAAATACTCTAATTTCGCACCGGCGAAATCCGGGCAATTACAGAAGTCAGTAATCAGGTCGAGTTCACGATCCACGAACTTACATATGTCTTCTTTGTAGTAGATGTTGTTAAGCCCTAGGTCTACCAGCTTCCCTCTCCACTGAGCAAAGCATTGATGACCCGATGGATCAGAGAGGAAGTTTAGAGTTTCCCCTCTGTACTCTATAGTATCGTATCTTATTACTAACCCGAGTTCCCTGGCTTCCTTAGAGATCTCGAAGGATTGCTCGGAGTTAGCTTCAGTCAACATATTCAAACTGATAAAGATCACCTGCCCTATTCTTTACAGGACCCTTACTAATAATAGACCTATCGATCATTGGGATACTTATAGGTAATGCAAAACTAGCCTTACGCTTAGACTCAAATATCTCTCCAGTATTTAAGCACTTAACTTTTCTACCTGTGGCTGAGGTCTTTCCGTACATTGGATTAGCTGCTCCGGCTCGACTTTGATGAGTAGCACCTAAGCGATAACCTTCAGGGGCTTCTTCTGGTAGACAATATACATCAGTGAGCCCATTAGTAAACCACTTCTTACCATTTCTAGTATTATGTGCTTTCTCTTTCATTTCGTCAGTAAACTTACAGCCTGACCTAGGATTATTAGTTCCTGATAGTTTCAAGCTCATCTTAGCTAGCTCTTCTTCTGTGTGCCTTGGTCCACCGAGACGCCAGTCAGTATTTTCTAATAAAAATGTCTCTAGCTCTTCAGGAAAGATATATTTTTTAATATTTAATTTTTCATTATAAACAGCTTTACGTCCTCTAATGCCATTACCCGATATAGCTGGGTCTTTTCGTACGGCTTCTAAGTACAGAGTTCGAGCAAGTTCAAAGTCTTCTTCTGAAATATCAAAAGACCTTTTATTACTCCAAGAACTATTAACTTTAAATGTATTAGCCATTATATAAAATGCTTGGGCGAAAGCTGGAATTTCTGGAAAGTCTAAAGCTAATAGCTTATGTGCCTTAAAGTGTTCACCCGGAGTTAGTCTAATGATATTAGGGTGTCTATCTTTAGTACGACCCTCTCCTCCGTAGCTAGTAGGAATAATGTGATGACCTTCCCAATGAGATAGACCATCCGACCACTGTCCTCTATTGTTAATTATAGACTCAATAAAAATTATATAATCTGTATTTGTAAAATCTAGCATTTAAATAAGCTCCTTAAAATACTTCATTTAATTTAGCTTATTTTTTACTCGCGAAATTCTATCACAAATCTCTGATAATTGCTCTTAGCTCATCATCGAGTAAATTATTTGTTATATTGCTAGACTCAATACCATCTATCAGGTAATTACCAAGTTCCTTCTTTGACTCGATAATTTGTTGCACTCTTTCATCAATAGTATCTCGACAAATTAAAACAGTGATAAAAGCTGGACGAGTATTATTTACACGATATATGCGGTCTACTCCTTGGTCGAACATCGCAGCAGTGTAAGGTGTATCTAGACAGATAAGGTAGGAAGCAGAGTTAAGAGTCCAGCCGGTTCCGACCTTTCCCCAAGTACCAATGAATACTTGTTCATTAGGATCATCTTGGAATCTAGCTACGTTACTAGCAACTACCGGATCTGGGACATCACCGGTATTTATACTAAAACGAAATTCGTCGAGTTTCGCTGCGAGCTCATTTAGAGTTTCTTTAAACACTGAGAGTACCACAACCTTCTCTCCTTGAGAAGTAAGTTCTTGGATCAGCTCTAGACAGCGATCTACTTTGCATGAACTTACGGGTTGAGTAGTCAGGATACTCGGACATGCGGATGCTTGTCTAAGTCTAGTAGTAAGAGCAAGGAGGCTCGAGGTCTTAAGTTCAATCTTGTCGGCTTCTTCCTTGACTCCTTCTTTGATTGCTTCATAGAACTTACGCTGATCGTCTTCCGGCTCTAGAAGTTCCAGGGTTACTGTCTTCGGTGGCATGTCAGATCTTACTTGATCCAGAGTTCTTCTAAGTGAACACGACTTAATAACTTCCTGGAGGACATCTAGATTCTTGAAGCCAATAACTTGGTTATTTTTGAAACCTCCGAAATTACAGTACTGAGATTTGTAGTTCGTGAGAGTCGACTCATCATTACCAGTCCACGAGAGAGGGACATATGCGGAGAGGGGATTATTAGTAATCAAAGTTCCGGTTGCTGCAATCTTAAAGGGAGCTTCTAGCTTTAGCAGGTTAGTTCCCTGCTGAGAAGTCTTAGTCGCTGCCTTATGGGCTTCGTCGAAAGCGATCATGCCGAACTTGTTAGCCGACTTATTGAAGGCTTCGATGATCCGGTCGTCTCTGAGACTTTCTAAGTTGGTGATAACAAAGAATTCCTCTATTGGATCCTTGAGCTGCTGTGCTCTCTTGTCCATAGACCTGTAACGAGTAGTTCCGTTTCGGGTTATGTACTCTCCTAAGACAACAGCTGACTCGGTCGAGAACTTCTGAATCTCTTTCTTCCAGTTCTGTTTCAGAGAGTTGACTCCGCAGATAATGAAACAGTGATCAATTATCCCTCTCCTCTTAAGAGTCTCAGCGAGCCAGATAATAGAGTTCGTCTTTCCTAGACCCATAGAGTCCAGAAGAAGCCACTTCTCTTTGTCTAACCCAAAGTTAATAGCCTCGAGCTGATGTTCGAAAGGTTTCATCTTGAACGAAACTTTCTCAATTTCAGAAAGTGGCTCCAGGTTAAAATGTTTGTTAAAATGAAATTCGCCAGATTTCGGCGTATCTAATAATTTAAGTTGTATCTCGTCCAAGAAAGTAAGACTATCTAATAATCGGCCGAGATAACAAATCGGAAGTTCCCAGCATTTCTCTTTCTTATGATAGTGTGCTGTAGGTATAGTCTTAATAGAGTCTACTATGTATTGATTAAAGTTGAAGTCAACTATCAAGGAAGATAGACCTGATATTTTCTTTGGCGGCGAGATCTCAAAGATTCTAATCATTAATGAAATCTCCTAAGTTACGGAATGAAATAAACGAGATTACCGAAATCTCGAAAGTTACAGAAACGAGATTTTTGAGATTATCGAAATTTCGGAAGTCTCGCGCGCATATACGCATGCGCGTAAGGAAATAGCCAAAATTCGACTAAAAAGCGCAAAAAGGTGCAAATTAGCTCGAATTTTAGCTAGAAAAAGGTGTAATTAATCTAAAAGTGAGACATACTGGGTAGAAAAATCCTTTTCAGGGGCTTCTTCTCTAGTTTTATATGTAACTGTAGCTTCAACAACAAAGGGCTTATCACAGTAGTCACAAATAAAGCTTTCTGTCATGTCTGGCTCTCTAGTTTCAGTATAATAATCTTCATAGATGATCTTACCTAAAGAATCTTTTACTACTTCATCTGGTTGGCCTATAAGAGAACCAGGCATATAAATCTCCCCAGGAAGATATTCTGCTCCACAATGTGGGCATCTAATAATTGCTGATTTATGGTTAATTACTGTCTTCATGTATGCTCCTAACTGAAAAATCTGATTTTTTGAAAATTTCTAAAAAATTATTTGCACGCGCGCACCATGCGCACGCACGCTCTAGTCCTATATATAATAATACTCCAGGGCTATATTATAGATCTATAATAGATATATTTATATTTCTATATATTCTATATTTTTATTTTTGGTTTTTGAGAATTTTTTTAGTATTGCGGCAAGCCGCATAGCCTTCGGCCTAAAGGCCTCAGTCTATAACTACAGTTAAAATAAAATATTTAAAAGATCTATCTATTATAATATACAGTATATATTATAGTAATTTAATAAATTATTAAAAAAATTTTTAGAAAATTTTATATTATTTATATGGGCGGGCTATTAATTTAATAAATTAATAAATTAATGAAATTGTGAACATTTCGTAAACTTTTAATTTTACAGGTGGCGGGAGAACCGCCAGAACGCATTCTAGCATACCAAATTCTCTTTGTATTGCAGTTGTATACTAGTACCCTACTGTTTATATACCCAAGGCATTTAAACGTGCCAGAGGTACCTTAAAACGCGCCACACGAAATTGTAAACATTTCGTAAACAATTCCAGAGCAGTATAATATTTTTAAAACATTCACCAGAAGCCCAAATTCTCTTCCTGTCGCGTTTTCCCTCTCGGCCTTATAAAGTTTATAGACCAACTACCTTTCGTGCGACCTGAATAAAAATATGAGCTCATAAAAATAATTAGACCCCTTATAATAAAATAAGAGGTCAATAAAAATTATTCAATTCCAGCTGCTGAATTTATTTTCACAAGCAGGTCTTCTATTATTTCCTGGGTAGCATCAGAAAGATTTTTCTCGGGGTCTTCTTTAGCCTTATTATAATAAAACTCAGAAAGTTCTTTCATATCTCCGGAAGCTATAGAAAAACTTCCCCAGTCGCAAATCATCTCAAGAATATAGACATAAGGCATATCCTCTCCGAGCCAGTACTCAGGGTGATGCTCATTGTTCTGCCAGTGATGTTCCCAGGCCCTCTCGTACTCAGGAGTCTTCTTCTTATCTCCGTGCCATCTCTGAGCATAAGGCTCGAACTCTTCTTCTGAGAACTTAGACTCATCATGCTCGGCTATGAGATCATCAAATACATCAATATCTATATTCTCAAAAAGGTCCGGGCAATTCTCCTTAAGCCAAGAAGAAAATTGAGAAACTCTTTCTTTATGAGCAATAACATATTCTTTATATTCTTTCTGATAGTCTGCTCCGCCTTCATTAATCATATTCAGTAGCCCGAAGGCATTTAGTAAGTTCATAAAATATTTTTTCTGCCTTTCTAATATTTTTTAATCCCAAAGATTTTCGTAAGTCTTAAAGTCTTCTGCTATAGAAGAAGCGGATTCACATAAACTCTTATGTTCCGGACTTCCATAGCTAGGAACACTAAAATAACCTTTAAGGTACTTTAGCAGTTCTTCCCACCCGCTAGCCATATAAGTCATTATCTGTTTACCGTCTTTAAAAATATAAATAGAAAATAAATCTTTAAATCTACTGCAGCCTACCTTAACTTCGATTTCATGATCTTTTTCATTAGCCGGCTTATGATGTTCCTTATAATGAAAACCTGTATTATCTAGTCTAGACTCTTCAGTTGCAATAACATCTGAAGCTTTATGATTAACCATATAAGCAATAAGCTCTATAAATTTTTCTTTATTAGTTTTAGAAGAAACTACTGAAGCCGGCTGAGAACTACTTGTTGTAGAATTATTCATGACAATCCATTCTACTAGTAAGTCATCATACTCCTGAGTCCCAGAGTCAGGAAGAAACATATAAGGCTCAATAGCGGCTACGAAATTTTCATAGCCCTTACGTTGAATACTCTCTACTTCCTCATGGTCTATAAAAATATGTATTTCGAATTCTTCGGTACTCGTATCGACCGCTACTATAATGCTCCTATCAAATTCTTTAGAGCCATCGTTATAATGCTCGCTAAGGCGGAAGTACCTATCAGAAATATCTTTTCTCGTAATACTCTCAAGTTCAGAAGAAGCATGGTCTATATGATATTTAATAAGTTTTTCAAATCTTTTCTTATAGCTTCCTGAATTACTAGCAGGCTTACTCATATACTGCCATTCTCTTAATTCCATAGGTTAATCTCCTTATAATAAAAGCTCCTAAGAAAGAGCTTAGAAGCAAGTATTTTATTTTTGAGTCTATTTCACGCATTCTATTTTTCCCATTCAATTAATTTAGCATAACTATTTTAATTAATTATTATTTTAATAATCTGATAAGTTATTAGGCTTTAGGAAGAAAAAAGAAAGGTTTCGCCTATTCTATATAGTTAGAAGAATTAGAAGTAGTTAGTTTAATATAAAGAAAATATAAATGAGTTATGCTTTTCTCTATATAAAACTTAAACTCATTTTCTATATGCTCTATTTATTATATTGTTTTATATATGAGATTAAGGTAGAACTTTAACTCATATATTTTTTCATGCTGGCGAAAAAGAAAAAGCTTAAAGATTTTATTCTCTAAGCTTTTATTATTTTAATTATTTATATCTGATAATTCATTATACCAGTCAGTCTCTTCTGCTGGGTCGGTTTTACTCTGAATCTTCTTAACTGCTAAAGCAATAAGTTTTTGCTTATCTGTTTTCTGTCCGGCATATTTAAGTAATGAAGTGAGAATTTTTGTAAGGTCAGTTTCATTAGCAACTTCTTGTTCAAAGCGAGACAGATTATCATTAATTTTATCTTGTTCTGCTTTCTTAAGATCTTTTATATGCTGTGTGTATCCCTGAGCTTTTCTCTCAAAGTCTGCTCCATCAAGTATTTTTCTAAGGTCAACAGTATTTCTTGTTTCAGGTATCAGCTTAGAGAATCGTGTTTCTGTATTCTCTACCCCAATAGAATACAGATTAGAGCCAAAATTTTTACCGCTTGCAAATCCAAAACCAGTAAAATAAATAGAACCATAGAAGGTGATATAATTACCCGAGTCTTCTATAATAGAAGCTCCAGCCTTAGAAGCTTGCTGTAATAGTCTATTCTTCATATCCTCCGCGTCAATCTCAGAAGCATAAGCAAGACAAGTAGAAAGCTCAAAAGTTTTATTCTTAGTATTCACTCTATTATATGATTTATACAAAGTGCAATAAAACATAATATAAAAATCTCCTTAAGAATTTTTTAACTATATAATTTAGCAAAAAAGAAGCTTGGAAGCAATTAATCCTCCAAGCTTTCTAATTTATTAAGCTCTCTGAAGTTTAGTCCAGTTATACCAACCATAGAAAGCATTAGCAGTCCAAGCGATATACATAGCAACCATAGACCACTGACCGAGAATAATAAACATAACCAAACTTGCTACATCGATAAGAATCCAGCAAGCCCACTGTTCTCTGTATCTCCAAACCATAAGAAGCTGAGCAATAACAGCAAGAGCAACAGTCATAGCGTCAAGATAAGGAAGAGTGCTTCCGAGAACTGCTTCGCCGAAGAAACCAAGAAGGAATGTACTAATTGCAACTACGCCAGCAGACACAAGCCACTGCCAAAGCTTAAACTTCTTCGCCTTAACCTGTTCAGAGCCGTCTTCATTTTTAGTCATATTCTTTTTCCACATAAAGACGCCGAAGATACAAACAATGAAGTAGAACACCTGTTCACCGAACTCAAGATAGAGTGCAAGGTCCCAACAGATAATCATATATGTAACCATCTGAAGGAAGTTGAAGAAGTAAGAGGAAATCTTTCCTTTCGCTGTCAGGGCAACGCAGATAACTCCAGCAAGTCCACAGACAATTCCGATAGCAGAGTCAGGTACAATGAAATACATAATTACCTGAAGCAGAATAAGAGAAGCGAAAAAGATCTTCTCAAAAGCAGTATAACCGTTCCAAAATTCGTTCTTAAGCCATTTTACCATTTTCAATAATCTCCTTTACATCATCAACAATTTTCTTAAAGTTATTATAATATCCGCCGTCGAG